GCAAATTAGCTCGGTTCATAATGACGTTGCCCGCCGCAGTCATGCCGACTGGGCCTTGGTTGCCAGCCTCCGCCGCTAAAATGCGTGCAAGCAGTTCTCTGTCATCGCGTTGCCAGTCAGCCATTTAACCATCCAGCTCATTTGCAAGGCCGACGTAATTGACCCGCAGGTAGCCATCGTCGCCGCGCGTGACCAAGTGCGGATGCGTCTCTTGCAGCTCGTCGGCAATAACGCCAAACGTCGGCTGGCCCTTGTGCGCGACCTTCTTGCCCTCGTCATTCCAATCCCAAGAATAAAACTGAACGCCGCCGACCTTCTCAAGCGACTGGACGTTATCTTTGAGGCGAATGTCTGAGCTTGCGGCATACGTTTCGGCCGCAAGTGCCATATAATCAAACAGCCCTGGCGTCTTTGTCGCCGTTGTCGTGCCTAATCCGGTTGGGATTGTGCTTGCGCCACCCTGCAAGGCCGCCAACTTCTGATACGGGTCTTGCTGCTCGCGCATGAACTCGTTGCGCATTGCGTCAACTTCAGCCGCGCTCAGCGCAGTCTCCATTCCGCCGATACCAGTCAGACCAGCCGCTGCTGCACCCTGCTGGGCCTGCTGCTGCTGCATAACACCCATCGCGCGGGCCTGAGACTCGCTGTAACCCTGCCGCATCATGTCAGCGATAAGTTGGTTCTGGGACGCCAAGTTGCCAGCGGCGAACTCACCGCGCGCGACCTCGCCCCGTGATCCGAATGCACCCGAACCTGCAAGCTGGCCCTCAAGCCCAGTCAAAGCCTGCTGCTGCTGACGGCCCATCTGCGCCAATGAAGCATCAATCACGTTCTGTTGATATGGATTATAAAGGGCTTGCGTCGTGTCCAGAAGCTGCTGGGTCTGATCCTGACCAGCCATGCCGCTGTAGATATCGGCGGCCTGCGTCGTGTAGCCGCTCATCTCAGGGGCCATCGGGCCGGTGTAGGCTTGGAATGGCGTCTCGGAAACCTGCCTAGCAAACGGCAGAACAGAACCAGTCAGATATTGCTTCTGAAACGCTGGCATCTCCTGCTTCGTTTCTTCTTTACCTTTTCCCATGATTACAACTCCAGTTCATAGGCGACGTGCTTGAGCTTAAACATATACTGTTTGGCCATTTTTGACCACCCTGCGCGTGCGTGTGTTTCGATTGCGTCAAAGCCTGCTGCTTTTGACACTCTTGCTAATTCATCCAGCGCCGGCTTGGACCAAAGGTCTGCCCGCTCGCCGCCGATCATCTCAATGACCATGACGCGCTTGCGAGGATATTTGCTCTCGGCTGTCATCATTGCAGCTATTGGTTTTCCGTCAACGTAAATGCCCCACAGTAACGATTGACTGGTGCGCAGCCATTCTTCCACGTCATCCATCCCGCACTGATCCGCCAGCCGTTTCTGCGCCAACTCAATCATCGGGCCGAATATCGGCCAATACTGATCCATCTTGTCAGCAGGAACGTAGAAAACACCGACTTCGCTCATCCGTACAGCCTCGTTATACCAACCGTTGTTGCGGGGGCCGCTGGCGAGAATGCGGTGGCCGGTGTGGCCTCAAGGTAACCGTCAACCCGATCCACGGCCCACATAACCTCTAAATAGTCCCCTGCCTGCACGTCAAACGTCGTTGCCCGGCTTACAACCGTTGTCGCGTCATTCTGGTGAAGCGATGCCACAATGGTTGAATTAGGCGCGTCAACGCCGTTGATCCGTGGCCAGAAGTAAAACGTCACCGTGCTGCCTGAATTGCTTGTGATCTGCGCAGAAAAGCTGGCCATATAGTGTCCGGCCTCTTCAAACACCAAGCGGGATGCTGGCGTGCCATTCGTGATGCCGTCAGCCGTTGCCGCCGTGTACGTCAGCGCATATGGCGTGTTGATAACAGCAGCGACCTGATCTGTCGTAATTGCGCCTTCATATTGCCCATCCGACAACACAATTTGGCGGAACTCTCCGTTTTTTGAGACGACTGGGTATCCGCTGACGTCATCCCAAAGAAAGATGCCATTGGTCGCAGCAGTCTCGCCGCCGGTCTTAAATTGGATGCTCGGCAAAGCCCGCGTGAGGTATGCGGATACCTGCCTTGCCCAGACCTTCCAATCAGGGCCGACAGGGGGAGGCAGGAGCGCACTCATCGCTTGCCCCCTTGCCTGACATCAAAGCGGAACCGTCCAACCCTCCACGGGCCGTTCACAGCCGCTGTCACGCGCATCCTGACCTGTCTGCCTTGGAACCTTACGCTGGTCGGGTTTGACATCGTGTAGGGGCCGTGTGACGTCTCCGCAGCGGTCGGATAAAGCCGCGTCTTGAATGTCGTGGTCACGTCGCCAAGATTTACCTCGTCAGGGATCAGGTCAGTCACAACGGCCAGATTGTCGCCCGCGCCGATCTTGAATGGCCCAGTCTCTGCGTAAACATTTCCGCCCGCATAGTTAAAGCCGGTTTCGTGGTCGTAAACAGAGCCACCCGCGTCGGCCCAAAGCGGGGTGCGGAATACGCCACGGTCAATGCCCGTCGTGCGTGACAGCTCGCCCATCAGCCAATGACCTTCCTTGTAGTCATAGGCGACATAGCGGTCAATTTCATTGCTGCTGGATGAGCAGTAGAACCACCAGACTTCACCATTCTGGCCGTTTGAAACAGCCCATGTCTTGCTGATCTGCGCCGTGTTGATGTCCAAGAAAACCTTGTCCCACACGTCGCATTGCAGTTCCTGCGCGTTTGATCCGTTGAAGCCAAAGAAACCGCGCTGACCCATCCAGAAAGCGCCCGCAGGCGTATCAGCAACAGCCTTGCGCGCTGCAAGCCCGCACGACGATCCAACCCGCTCAAACTGATAGACGAAAGGCGGGCCAGCGTAGACCGCGCGGTGCGCATCCTGATCCGTCAAGATCAGCGCCTGCCCCTGCGTCCGTATCCCAGCCATGATCTGGCCAGACGTTTGCAACTCAATATCGCCAGCCTGATTGGTGCTGGCCGCCGCCCACAGCGTGTTGTCCTCAAAGTCAGACCACGCAATCTTGCGCGGGTCACCGCCAGCGCCAAGGGCAAACACAAATCGTTCTTCGGTCACAAGCACGCCGAGATTGTCAGTCGGCGCATTCGCAATAACCGCAGCGGGGGTCGCCGTGTTTAACTGCCACTCATAGAGTTTGCCATCGGTGACTGAACAGGCAACCAGATATTGGCCCCATGTATCCATTGACCACGTTGTCGCCTCGGAATAATTGCCGGTATCAGGGCGCGCTTGGCCGTAGAATCCGGTGCCATATGTGCCGCCGCCATAGCCCGTGTTGACTGCCGCGTCTTCAAGCCCAGCAGTAAACCCAGCGGGCGTGATGTCATATGTCGTGCCGTTTGGGGTGCTGACGTAGAGATTGCTGTACGTTCCAGCCGCAACCCAACGGGTTGACGCATTGTCTTCCCAGCCAATCATCCCGCGCGGGGCTGCTGCGTAGACCACAGAGCCAAACCGGTCTGCCCAGCCACCCACAGGCCGCAAAGAGCCATCGCGCCAGCGCACAAGGCTGCCCTCGCGCCAGCGGCCCTCGCTCTCAAGGTCAGTGCCGTGATAGCGAAACCCTGGCGGGGGTGAAAGTTGGACAAGTGCCATTCAAGTCAAACCTTAATGCAGGCGAGTAGTGCGATGTTGCGGGGACGAGTTTCTGTGCCGCCTGTGTCTCGAATGACGTTACCCCGCCATCCCTTGCCACCCTTCGATCCCGCCATACCATTATTGGGGTATAGAACCCGAATGTCGTAATCGTAATCGCCACTTGTTTGAACGTATGCGTCGTGGGAGTGAGATTTAAGCTCATCTGCCTGTGCAGAACCAAACACACGGTCCACGTCAACACCACGCGCGTCATCCCACCCTCGAACAAACTCGCCGCGAAGGTCTGGCAGGTTAAAGGTTGTTGCCCCGTCACCGACACCGAAGGTCGTACCGATAGCCGCAAACAGGGCTGCGTATGTTGCCCGCGATACAGCAGTGCCGTCGGCCTTCAAATAACCCGCTGGGGCTGCTATCATAGCAAAATGAAATACCGCACCGCTAGGTACGGTTACAATATTATCAATCTGGCCTTGAACCGCGCTCGTCACGCCGCTCAAATAATTGATCTCAGCCGTCGTAGCGGTCACACCATCCAGCAGGTTCAATTCCGCAGTCGTAGCGGTCACACCATCCAGCAGGTTCAATTCCGCAGTCGTAGCGGTCACACCATCCAGCAGGTTCAGCTCAGCCGTTGATGCCGTAATACCATCCAGCACAGCCAGCTCGGTGCTGTCTAAAGGCCCAATGAATGCAGCAATAGCATCCCAGTTGGCATTCAGGGTATCGCCCCAAGTATCCTCGGAGCCGCCGACCGTCGGCTTTGTGTAAGTGAATGTGGTCATGCCGCGTTACTCCAATTTTTATCTGTTTTGGCCTTAACTGTCCAATCCCCGCCAGCAGCAGGTGCGTCCGTCCACACGTCAACTGGCCTTGCCGCATCTTCCCACTTATAGCGTGCAAAAGCAATAACCGTAGCATGTGCCGTCACGCTTGCGCTTATGTTAACCTCGGAAACACCGCGCACACGCCCAGTCAACGCAAGGGCAGAAGACGCACGACCAGACTTAATCGCCAGCGCTGACGCAATTACATTTGCCGTCGATGATGCGGATGCGGAAGCAGTCAAGATCGAAATAACTGACGCACTTGTCGCCAAAGCCGCCGACGTAGCCGCAGACGCGGGAGTGGACAGCAAAGCATTTGCGGTTGCTGTTAACGCGGAGGCGGATGTTGCCGCACCTTGAACAATTATTTGAACAGACGCATTAACAACGCACGCAACCGACGTTGATGCCGATGCAAGGATTGTCGCTTCAGCAACAGCCCCATCATCACCAAGCGGAGCGGAGGCGAGAGGGGAAAATCCTAGCATGGTTTACTCCGATTTTGTGGGCCAGATGACAGAATAAGGGAAGCCATCCTGCTGTGGTATGTCACGCAAAGCCCGCCGATAGGTAGCCCATGCCTGCTTGTCGCGTGGGCTGTCTGCCAGTTGGGTGTAGTCGGACGCTGTTAGCAAAGCGTTGCGCTCGTCACGGGCTTCTTCGGCTAACTGATCGGAGGGCTTGTTTCGGACCGTCCAGTCCCAGACGTAGGTTCCGTCGCCTTTGGCTG